AAGCAAGGGGCAACAAACAATAATGGTAATAATGGTGATAAGGGTGAAGAATGTAAAACAACACCTATTGCTCGGAGCGATTCTGGCGAATCGTCCTCGCACAACATCCCCGATGATTTGAAAGGTCTTGAACTTTACGAAGCGGATAAGAAATTATGTGCGGCGTGGCCCACGTTCAAGAAGGCGCAGGAGTTGGCCTGCCCTGGGATTAATGTCGTAGCAGTAACCCGCAGGCTGCACGCTTGGGAGGTGAGCAACCCCAAAAAACGCAAGAAAAACAGGACGCGATTCTTGAGCAACAACTTTGCCAGAGAGCAGGACAGGCCGAGCAGAACGCAAGGAGAAGGATATGATAACACAAAACAGCGTAGGGGAGAAGTCGGGCGAGTGCCAACCCCACCCGGAGCGCGCTTCCGAGAGTCTGAAAAAATTGCGTGAGGCGAATATCGCATCGGCGATTGTACACTGGCGCAACGAATATGGGCGGAGCGATGCGCCAGGACAACTTGAAGGCAGGATTAAAGCCTTCGGTGAAAGGACGCTCGGAGAGCAGGTTGCGGGGCTGCCGCCGCGATACACCAAGTGGCGACTTGGCGATTACCCCGAGACATGGCAGAAGCGCGCGGCTGACTTTCTGAGCAACAGGCATTGCTGGTCGCTATATCTGCACGGTCACGTCGGGACGCACAAGACGAGTTTTGCGGTAGCCGTGTTTGTGGTCTGGCGGCAGTCGTTGCCGTGGAATATAAAAGACTCGTTCTTTCTTCAGCCCGCAGAAGGGCTGTTCCTGCCGCCCTATGAGGTAGCGGCCGTCCTGCGGGACTTTGAGTATGGCAGGCACGCGATTGGAAAGTGGCAGGAAGCCGACCTGCTGGTGCTGGACGACCTGGGCGCAAGCCGTAACACGCCGCATGTCACGGAGCAATTGCTGTATCTGTTGGAAAAGCGGTATGACTACAATCGGAAGACGATTCTGACAAGCAACTTCAACCTCGCACAACTGGCCGAACACCTCGACCGGCGCGTGTCGTCGCGCTTGCAGGAGGGCATGTTGCTGGACTTGGGCGAGACGGATTCGAGGGCGGCGGATGAAAGGAGAAGGCGATGAGTGATAAGACATGCGGGACGTGCAGGTGGTACGGCGAGGAATATCTTATCGAATGCCAGAAGCAAAGCATGTCCGTAAATCCCGATGATACGCCGGAGCAGCACGATTGCGACCACTACCAGCCCTACCCGCCGCCCGAGACGGCGCGGTATCGGGCTGACAGCGCGATGCTCGACTGGATTGAGGCCAACTGCTACGTGGCGATACCGGGGCCGAAGGAAGTGGCGTGCGACCATCAAGGCGGCGTCGAGGATAAGCCCCTGCGCCCGAAAATCATAGCGGCGATGGAGAAAGGAGCGAGCGGTGATATTTGTGGGTTGTGACCCTGGGCTGGACGGGGGGATTGCTATTCAATGCGAGGACGGCGATAAGGACAAGTGGTGGGATATGGTTAAGCCAATGCCAACGACAAGCGTGGGCAAGAAGCGCGAAATTGACGAACAGGCGATTATCGAATTCCTGGACTTTGACCACGTTGATGAGATTCTTGTCACCATCGAGAAAGTCCATGCCATGCCGAAGCAGGGCGTGACCTCAATGTTCAACTTTGGCCTCGGCTATGGCCTACTACGAGGTATTTGCTCCGGCCTGGGCATACCGTATCAACTCGTGACCCCGCAGGCGTGGAAGAAGGTGATGCTCGCGGGATACGCGAAGGGCAGCGAGTATCAGGTTGCAAGCCACCTGTGGCCCGACGTGGATTTTAGGGCGACGGCGCGTTGCCGGAAGGCGCACAGCGGAAAGGTTGACGCGGCCCTGATATGCGAGTTTGGACGCAGGAAAGGCGGTGCGTGAGGCATGATAAGGGGCAGTAAGCATTCCGAAGAAACCAAACGCAAAATAGGGCTTGCGAATAAGGGCCGCAAGCACTCTGCTCGCTCAAGGCGAAACATGAGCCTCGCGCATAAAGGTCAAATCCCCTGGAGTAAGGGCAAAAAGCCGTCTGTGGAAACAAGGCGCAAAATAAGCCTGGCAAGAAAAGGATATAAAATGTCTCTTGCCGCAAGGCAAAGAATGAGTATTGCGCATAAGGGCCACAAGCATTGGAACTGGCTTGGCGGCATTTCCCGCGCCCCATATGCTTGGGCTTTCAACAAGGAACTCAAGGCAGAGGTTCGACGCAGAGACGGGCAGAGGTGTCAACTTTGCGGCGTGCCGCAGGCCGAGTGCCGTAGGCTTCTGGACGTGCACCATGTTGACTATCGCAAGAAAAACTCCGACCCCGTGAATCTCACTACCCTTTGTGCCTCTTGTAATAGCAGGGTAAATGTAAATAGGGCATACTGGACAGCGTATTTTCAAGCACTCGCAATTAAGAGGGGAGGTTTGGCGTGAAAAAGGCAAAAGTAAAGGCGCAGGCGATGAGCGTGGAGAAGTTTGCCGAACTTCTGCTTAGTTACGGTTTGTTATGCAAGAGTGGCAGTCCCGTTTCCAAAGAGCGCGCCGCCTGCGCTACAGCAATGATGAACGCCTACTGCGCGGCCCTTGAGGCGGCGGAAGGGGGAGAAAAATGAAGGTAACATTTCCGAGAAGGAAAAACTTACGGATGCTGAAAGGCGCGGAGGGCCTGCTCTTTGTGGTCATTTGCCAATATAGGTGTGGCGGATGGGGGTTTGCATCGTTTTGGGGACTGCCCTACGCCGCACGGGAGTACAAGGCCGCTTGCCAAATGAGGAATGCAATCGCTGAAGATATACAGACCCGCCGGGACAGGGGAATCCCATCCTTTTGGACGCGCGAGAGGTTCGCCATTTGCAAAATACAGTTGTGAGGAGGAAGGCGAAAATGAAACTTCGCGTGATGCTTGACTGGCTGTGGTGGATTGTCCAAGTTATCTGGCTTGTGCTGACGTTGCTGGCGATGGTGGCGGTTCGCGGCGTCGTCAAGGGGGCAAGGCGGCTGAGCGGAAACTGATTTGGAGGCCGTGGGATAAATGAAACACCCAGAACCCATAGACCCATTGCTGTGTGTCAAGGAAGTTGCCCGCATTCTTGGCCTCAGCCGCCGCCTCGTAAGAGAACTCCTTCACACCAACCAAATCAAGCACTACCAAATCGGCCATCGCCTCCGCGTCCGGCCCGAGGACCTTGACAAGTTTATCGCGCAGTCTCAAAAGAAGGATTAATGCCGCAGCGGAACTCCCGCAGAACCGCCCCAGGCTTGCTCGGATTGCGCAGGACGCACGCGGCGGGACGCAGGGGTGAAATATCACCTGAAAACGATTTGCGTCAATCCTGAGCCATCCTCGTGCTTTTTCCGGTTCAGACATACTCGCGCATCGTAGTGTGCCGGTGATGCGGAAAAAATGCGGAAAGTAGCGGACATTTGCGGAAAGTAGTGTCTATTTGCGCCCTGCCGACAATTTTCCTCTCGACATGTCGCCCGTCCTGGACGATGTTAAACCCTGTGCATTACGTATCTGAGCCGTAAAACATTCCAGTATTGCTGTTGTAGTAGTGTTGTAATGCTGTGCATACCAGTAAAGGAGCGCGGGCTTTGAGAGATTACGGTATCAGCCTTTGGCAACGATTCAAATACGCCGTCCGTAGCCGCGGCCTCAAAGAACACCTGCATGTATTTCGGACCGACGTCCAAAATCTGCGAACGCAGTGCGATGCAATCTGTGAAGCATATCACGCCGCCGAGAAAGAACGTGCGGCGATGAAAAAGATAATCGTTCGGCTTTGCGACGTGCTGAAGATTGAACCCGAGCAAGTGCAAAAGTAATTTGGCATTGGAGTATGCTTATCATGGGCAAGCCTGGTAAAGCAAATCCTGCAAACCTGAAACGTCCGGGCGGCCGTCCCAAAGGTTCGACAAATAAATACGGCAAAACCGTGCGGGACCAATTCCTTCTGGCATTTGAAGAACTCGGCGGCCTAAAGGCGTTGGTGAAGTGGGCGAGGTCGTCGCTGGTCCGCCGGTTGGAATTCTACAAACTTCTTGTGCACATCCTGCCCAAAACTGTGGAGGCAAGCGTTGAGCACACCTGGAATATCGAAGGTCTGGACTTCGGAGGGCATAGTGAACCCGAGGAAGTCTCAAAATTCTGCCAGTCTTACAGCAGCAGATTTTCTGAAAATTGAGCAGGACGAGACCTGGCAGAACTACGAACGCACGCGGGTGCGCGTTGACCCCTGGTATTGGCTGACGAATTACTGCTGGACGCTTGACGAGCACGACCCTGAACGCCCGTTCAAACGATTTCCCAACCGACCGTATCTGCGGGAATTGTGCGCTTTGTGGTTTGAGCAGCCGTTGCTGGCGGTGAGCAAAAGTCGGCAGATGATGGCGACATGGTTATTCGCACTGTTGTATCTTGGCGACTGTCAATTCAGGCGTGGCCGGCTGAACTTCTTTCAGAGCAAAAAAGAGGAGGATGCTGCGGCGATTCTTGATCGCGTTGAGGGTGCGTGGAAACGCCAGCCGCCGTGGATTCGCGTGCCGATGCACCGGACGCGGGGGCCGCACGTTATGAAATTCGCAGAGAACGACAGCCGCTTGTGGGCGATTCCCCAGGGCGAGGACATGATACGTTCGCACACGGCAAGCGGGGTTCTGATGGACGAGGTTGCTTTTCAGGACCAGGCGGAAGGTGCATATTCGGCGGCGCAGCCGTCAATCGAGGGCGGCGGTCGCATGACGTTGCTGTCAAGTGCAAACCCCGGATGGTTTTGTGAGGGGCTTTTGGGAAATGCAGCGTAAACCGAAAGGAGAGAAAAACTGATGGCAAAGGCAAAGAAAGCAGTCGTAAAAAGCGCGGACAGTATGGCGGAGGTTGTTTTCAGCAAGGATGAAATGTCGGAACTCCAGCGCGACCGTGATACGATAGCCGCCGGTGGCTTGCCACACGCGGCCCGGCCCATCGTGCTGAAACTGATTGACGTGGCTGACGCTGTGGATGCGGCAGACGGGAACGAAGCGCCCGGCGGGCATTTGAAGCAGTCGCTGGTTGGCCCGGGCTTGCCCGAATAATGCCGACCTACGATTATCGCTGCGCCGATTGCGGGCATGAGTTTGAGCGGTTCGAGGCGATAACTGCCAAGCCGCTCAGAACCTGCCCGCTATGCGAGGGAAAGGTGAAACGGCTCATCGGTGCGGGCGGGGCCGTCATATTTCGCGGGAACGGGTTTTACTGCAATGATTATCCGAAGCAGCGGCGAGAACCTGAAAAAAAGGAGAGTGAATAATGTCTCATCAATCATGTGCGAATTGCATGTATTACTGGCCGGAGCCGAAAGCATGTCGGCGGCACGCGCCGCAGGCGATAGTCGTGCCGGTGCCTGCCAACATCGTGGCTGCGCCGATGAATGCTTTGATACTGTGGCCGCCGTCGCGGGACGACCGGTGGTGTGGCGAATGGAAGGCGAGAGTTGATGTCGCAGCCGCAACAGAAAATTGAGAAGGCCAACAGCGGGTTGCGTGTCGAGCGCTTGAAAAGCGGCTTTGTTCACGTGCGCCTTCACTACTCGGCGGACCCGAGGAAGGACGCCGATTGGGTTGCGATGCAGTCGGCAAAGGTCGGCGGGGTGAATTCGTGGAAATGGCGCAAAGAGCAGGAAATAGACTGGAACGTTGCCGCCGGTCAGCGAATATGGCCGATGCTCGACGAGGCTGTCCACGTGCAGGCGTGGCCGGGGGAGCAGTATCTGAATCCGGCCTGGACGCTGTGGCGTTCGATCGACCACGGCATTCGTCACCCGTGCTGCTGTGCGTTTGTCGCGGTGAATGCCGAGCACACGCTTTACGTATGGGACGAGTATTACAAGACCGATTCGGTGATTGTGGAGAATTGCCAGAACATTATCGACCGGCACAAGGGCATCGAGTTTGCAGGGAACGTTATAGACCCGTCGACGCGGCAGCGTCTTGCGGACAAGCCGTCAAGCATCTTGGAGGAATACGCGAGGCATGGGCTGGTGAGTGTGCCGGCGGATAACTCGGCAGCGGGGTATGACGCGGTGGCCCGGGGGTTGCTTTCAACCCTTGCGCGGTGGAGCATTGACAAGAACGCGGTGCACCCGAAACTTGGCGAGGCGAAGGTGAGCCGTCAAGCATTGTTCGAGTTGGCGAAGGCCCCGGCGTTATTGTTTCATCCGCGCTGCACTCGGATATTCCGCGAGATGCAGAACCTTCGGTTCAGGGACAGGCGGGGCGACCCTGCGCAACATGCGGAGCCGGAGAAGGCGGTGGACGTGGCCGACGAGGGGCCGGATGTCGTGCGATACGCGCGGCAAAGCCGCGTGGTAACATTCGTCCGTCCGAAGCCAAAGGTGGATGTGTTTGACGTGATGGAACAACTCCAGAAACGCGGCAAGACGTTGAACAGGATAACGGGATAACATAATGGCAAAAACGTGGGAGCGGGTTAAGAAAAGAGTTCTCGGGATTGGGGGGATTCTCGGTGCCGCCGAGGACAATGAAACCCTACGCGAGCAGCAGGGCTTGATTCGCTTTTGGCTGAAACTGGTGAACCAGCATCAACGTTTGCCGGTGGCGGCGTGGCAAGAGGCGCAAGACCAGTATGACGCAAGCGGCGATTTCGAGAAGAAGTCGAACTGGCCGCGCTTGCCGGTGTGGAAAGATTCACGCGATACCGAGATGGCTTACATCGACCAGATACCGCCCGACATCGGCGTAAGCCCGCACCCGGCACGGCAGGACGATGAGGAAGCCCGCGCGGCCGCGGCATGTGACGAAGCCCTGCTTGCATACATCCAGAAAGAGCAGTGCTTTGCGAAACAGTTCAGCATGGCGTTATTGAGCGCGGAGATTAAGAATAACGGCTATGTGGTGCACATCTGGGATTCGCGCAAGTGGTTGCCGGACATCCGATACGTTGACAATACGCAGGTTGCGTGGGACCCGGATTGCGGGCCGCAGACCAAGCATGCCGGTTGGTGTGCGTGGGTCGAGTGGGTATCGCCGTATGAGGTGAGCAAGTGGCGCGCGACGAAGGACGTTGCGCTTAAGGAGCTCCAACGGGTGGCGCAGGAGGCACCGGCCCCGAAAGCCGGTGACGAGCGCGACCGCACGCCGGAGGAGCAAAGGACGTTCAAAAAATGCAAACTGTGGCACATATTCGCACGGGGCCAGGCCGCTCTGTACGAAACCGAGCCGTCGGGCGAGGGCACGGAACCGCCGACTCCGAGGCGCGCATCGGCAGACGAGGGCGAGCCAAAGCGCTACCTCGAAATTGTGGAAGGCCCGGGGACAGGCCCCGGCATTCTCATCCGTGACGATAATGAGTGGCCGTTTGTGCTCGATTATGACGAGTGGCCGATTACGATGCTCACCTTCAATCAATCTCTCCAGAACATCTACGGGACGGGGGATTACCGTTATCAATATCGCATGGGCGAATTGTTGCGTGGCGTGGTGGCCGATTGGGACCGGCGGCTTGCCCTGAAGGCATACCTGAAGTTTCTCGGGCGTCGCGGCGTGAAGATAGACCCCGTGAAGATAAACGCCTTCTTCAACAGCCCGAATGTCGAGTTGCTCGAGGAGATGCTTGACGAGGAAGGGCGGCCGTTAATTGCCGCGTTTGACCTGGGGGACGTCTCGGCAGACCTCGTGCAGGCCATTGGCGTGGCAAAGCAGATGTATGAAGAAACCACGACCCAGGCCGACCTCAAGCGGCTGCCGGACCCTGGGGCGTTCAAGACGGCTTTTCAAGCGCAGCAGGCGGGTGAGGCGGCACATGCCAAGCCTAATCGCCGATTGCGAACCTATGAAACGTTTCTCGTCAAAGCCATGAACAAGACGTTGCAGATAGCCCACCAGAAACTGGAACCGCTGACGCAAATCAAACGGCCGATATATGCCGAAGAAGTCTTGCGTGACGAAGCGGGCGAACCGGTGCTTGACGACCTCGGCCAGATGGTCATACAGCCGACGCTTGACGCGGATGGCAATCGCGTAATCATGGATTACGAGCCGCCGGTAAGCGTGTCCTATGAACGTGCGAGAATCGAACGGGAGGCCGACCCGGAGATTAAGATTTTACGCTTCGGCGTCGATGCAATAGTGGGGGCGGAAAAGGCGGCGACGTGGCAGCAGATGAGTCCCGAGGAAATCCGGGCCTCGGTTTTCGTCTATCTCGAACACGGCGGCACGCAGCGTCAGGCGAAAATGCAGAAGGCGTCGGCGCTGGAGCAACTAATGACAAGCCTGATGCCGTTTTATTTGCAGATAGGTCGCCCCGACCTCGTTGCCAATCTCGTCAAGCGGATAATGGAGTTGCTGCAGATTCAGAATATCGACGAACTTGTGCCGGAGGGAACAGAACTTGAGCAGCAGCAAAACGCTCCTGGACCTGGAGGCCCCGTTGGAAACGAGCCGCAAGGCCCTGGAGATGTTCAGGGCGCACAAGGCCCCGGGGGGCCGGACGTCGGACAACGACCCGCGGTTGAAGGTAGCGGACAAGGCGTTCTCCGATAGCCCGCCTACGACGCGCGAGGAGATGAACGCGCGGCTCAAGGCCGACGGGTGCAGTTGGATGAGTCCTTACGACGCGCGAAACATGCCGCGTGAGGTTTTGCCGGGCAGCGCGGCAGATAAGACGCGAAAGATTATGAACAGAGTGAAGGGAAAAAATCATGCCCGTCTCACAGGTTAAAGCATTGGCGAAAAAGTATGGCCTGAAGGTCGAGACGGTCGAGCGTTACTGGGACGAGGCAACCGCCGACAAAGGCAGCAAGGGTTATGGGTGGGTGTATAATACTGTTCAGAACAGGTGCCGCAACAAGCGCAAATCCATCGAGGCGAAAGCCATCGGGAAGGAATAAATCATGCCGCAGGCAGGCGACGTGGTGACTTTAATAGACCTCGACGGAAGGCCGACGGGTCATTTTCGGGTGCAACACGCATCCCATCGGAAACTGGCCTTGCGGGTGATTACGGCAACGGCGTTTGGAGAAGCGGCTGCGGAAAAAATGAAGCAAGAGCAAGGGCACTACTTGAAGATTGCGAATTCACCGGCAATCCGGTAATAACGCCGGACGGTTCAGATAAGGGAGTAGGGAAAATGAAGAAGTCCTTTTGGAATCGGCTTTGCGTTGCCGCAACCCGATTGCACCGTGACGAGACGGGGCAGTTGGGCGGCGATGCGGATGCCGAAGGCCAGGCTGGGGAACCCGGGCGTGCCCCCGAGGGCCAACCTGATGGAGAGGGCGTGCTGGTGCCGGACATGCAAAGCATTGTTCAGCAAGCGTTAGAAGCGGACGGGGAAGCGGAACCAGGACCAGAGCCGGAACCGGCCAGAGATGAGCCGGCGGCTTACAATCCCCTGGATATTTACCCCGACAGCCGCTTTGGAAATGTCCAAACGCCGGAAGAACACGTCAAAAAATTGGGGCAAAGTTACGAGAATCTCGAACGAAGCTTTCACGAACGGGACGAGGAAGTGGGCCGTCTGCGGGCGATAGCGGAGCAATTTGAGCAGCTCAAATCTGCGCGCCCCGCCGGACAACCGGCCCCGGATGTTGAACCCGAGAGGTGGACGGAGGAGGAAGTTGCAGACTTATTGGCAAGTTCTCCAATGCAGGTATTCAACGATTTTGGCACACAGCTCGAAAAGCGTTTTAACACGATGTTAGAGCAACGCTTCGGGCCGGTCAACGAGCAGTTGGGCACACTGGCAAACCAGCCGGCGGAGATAGAATCCCGCATGGCCTGGCAGGGATTATGCCAGAGGTATCCCGATGCCCCGAAGTTCGCAAAAGAGATGATTGCGACACGGGACGAAGTCGGGATGTGTCCTTTCGAGGACCACCTGAGATACCTGCGGGAGATAAAACGCGCCGAGCCGGAACTCGCGCCGCTTGTGGCGGAGTTTCTGTCGATAACGGATAGTGCCGGTAATCACAAATTCACATTCGAGCGTGCGAGGCATCTTGCAGAGTCCGAGCGCGCGAGATCGGCACGACCCGCACCGACAAAGCCCGGCGGCCCAATGTCCACGTCCACGCAACCTCGCGGCGGCGATGCCGTCCTCAACGTCCAGCACTCCGATGTTCGTAGAGCAGTTGAAGATACGGCGGGTCTGTAAGGCAGCCCCGTTGTATGGACATAGGAGACAAATATCATGGGCATGCTTGATACGAGACGCGGTAAGGCTATGCGCTTTGCCTGCGAAAAAGCAATAGCGAACGGCGTGAGCAACATCAATCCGCTGTTCTGGAAGATGGTCGAAAAATGGAAAAACGTGCGCTACGGCGCAGGCGGGTCAACGTATGACTGGCTCATCAGGAAGGCGTTGCCAACGGCGACTACTCGCGTAGGCCGGCCGCTGGAGACACGCACGTTTGCAGAACGCGACGCAAAGGACAAGCCAAGCGTGGCCTGGCACAGCACCGAGGCGACGGCGGCAATCAACGAGGGCGACTACCAGCAGAACCGAGCCAACGAGACGAAACTTTACAACATGTTCGCAGACGAGGCCGAAGATGCTCAGGCTGCCATCTACGTTGCGCTGTCGCTTGGCATGTGGGCGCCGAACGAGACGAGCCAGCCGGGTGGCCTCTCGCTTGTCGCAGACCCCGAAGGCGGCACCCTTACGTCGTCTTACGCGGGCCTGTCGCGAGTGTTGGCGACGAACCCGCATTGGAGTCCGCCGGACAATGACTACGGCGCGCTGACCATTGCGGCCAACGCGATGGAGATAATCACCAACTGCGCAGGCGACGTCACGAAAAGCGCGAAGGCCTCCGGGCAGGGCGCGGTAGTGCGGCCCGACTTCGCGGCATTCTCCAAAGCCTCGTGGGACCAACTCCAGGTGTGGATTGCGACAAAGACGACCTGGCTTGCCAATGCAGGTGGCCCCAAGAACGACGCGATGTTCGAGGCGGGTTTCCCGAACGTGCGTATCTACGGGTGCGACTGTTTCTGGGACGACGACTTCGGCGGCGCGACGGGTTACCTTGACGGCGCGGCGGCGGAGGAATTCGTAGTTGGCTCGTCGAAGATGATTACCCTGGCGACCACGCACACGAAGGCCGAAGGTCTGGTGACCTCGGTAGTGAGCGAGGGCGACTCGGGGCCGCTGGCGGCGTTGCTTGCCGGCTCGGTTGCCGTATTCAAGGCGTACTGGACGTTGAAGTTTACCAGCCCGATATTCTTCACCTGCGCCTACACATAAAATCGCTGTTCCCGTGCCTGGGGAGTCGGGTTTGCTCCTTTCTCCCGGCTCCCCGCAGGTGCGGTTTCGGCAAAAGGAAACGAAGGAGGAAAAAACGATGAAACTTTTAAGTTTGACTCAGTTTAACGAGTTCACGTCCACCAAGGATTTCGACATCGGCATGATTGCCATGACGTTTCATGGGACGGCGCTTCTCAACAGTGCACAGGGCTTGCCGCTTTTTGGCATGTATGTGCAGGGGAGCGACGGCACGGCGGCGGCGGGGGTCACTGTGGGGGCAACGGTCTATCCCGTGCTTTCAACAGGCGTGTGGACCGGCGTCGTCAACAATGACGAGAGCGATGCTTTGGGGCAGGAAACGGGAATCGGCCCGTTAGCGAACACGACTGCCCTGACAACGACCACGGCGGATTACTTCGGCTTCGTCCAGACGGGCGGCCTCGGCTTTTCTGCCCAAACGCTCCTGACAACCGACAGTGCGGCGGGTCACTGGATTTACGGGGCCACCACGAACGGCTTGATTTCCAGCGTTCTTGGCAACTTGACGACTCAGGGGTGTCCCACCGGCGCATGGGGCTTGACCTACCTGGCAAGCACCGCGCTGGCACAGGCTGCACGGACGTATATGGTGAGTTCGCAGTTGTTCAACTTGCCGCTGACAATCTGACGGATGTATGGCATGTGGGGGGAGCCTCGCCCTTAGCCCCCCCCGGGGTGCAGCGAACACTCCCCCCGCGGCCTTTAGGAGAGTGCACAATGCGAAAGCATGGCGGGCTTGCAGAAATCTTGCGCACCAAGCAGTTTCCCGGCGTCAAGACCGATACGCGGTTTCAGGCTGAGACTGCAAACGAGATTTTCCCCGGCATGAAACCCGGGCAGTTTGAAAGTCGGCAGCAATTCAAGCGACACATGGATCGCCCGGACGTGAAGCGATATTTTCACGCGCCGTTTTGGAAAACCACGCGCAAGAGCATCAAGCAGATACGCCGCGTGCTAAAGGGCGAGGAAAAAGCGACAACTTAACTCTTTTGCGGGAGAACAAGAGATTATGGCAATCTCCCTTCAAAATCTTGAAGATTATTGCAAGCGCAGCGGGTGGAACGACACCAGCGCGCCGGGCCTGGAGGAATTAGTCAACTTTATCAACGATACGCTCCAGATTTTAGGCGGCATGCGCAACTGGCCGTTTTATCAGAAGAACGGGCGAGTGTCGCTTACCGCCGCATACACCACCGGCACGGCAGCCATTACGCAGAACACCACGGCGGTAGTCGGCACGACTACGGCTTTTACGCAGGCGATGGTTGGGCAATTCATGCAAATCGGCTCCGATGTGCGTGTGTATGAAATCGCAAGCGTTACCGATGGCACGCACCTGACGTTGGCTGAAAGTTTCCTCGGCACGACTGAAACCGTCGGCGCGATTTCCATTCGCTACCAGCGATATGCCACCCCGTCGGACATGGCCCGTTGCGGCATCATCGAGCATCGCACTGCCGGAAAACTGACGGAGATTCTTTGGGAACTGTGGCAGCGCAAGACCATTGACGCACCGAGCGTAAGCACCCACCCGACCTACGTTGCAGTCACGCCGGATTACTTTTACTTCACCCCCGGCGTTAGCGCCGCCGAGCAGGTATGGTTCTGGTATATCCAGCGTCCGGCGATTTTGTCGGCGAACATGACGGCCTGCGACTGGCCGGAGAGGTTGAGGTATTTGCTGAACGCCGCGTTGAAGGAACGGCTTGCCTCGGCCGACCGTGACGCGGGGGCCACCGCGCTTTACGGCACGCGCTTCGAGGTGCTTGCAAACCGCGCATGGATGGCAAGCCACCCAAGCGTGGTGCCGCAGCAGGTGGGGGCGCAAACAGGCGCGATTGACTGGATGGATAACCTGAGAGGGAAGATTGCAATAACCCCGCCGTAAGGGAAAGGATGATATGCCGCAGGCACAAGCGCAGACAACGGCTTTTCTCGGGCTGAACACGAGGACCAGTCCCGCATCGATGGCCTGGCAGGAGGGTCTGGCGGACAATGCGATGAACCGCCGACTCGATATGAGCGGCATGTTTCGCCGACGGCCCGGGTTCTCTCGATATGGCTCCCTGCCGCAAACGACAGCGGGGTCGAAAATACTCAACGGCTGGCAGTTTCACTGCGATTCGCAGAACAAGGACTACCTCATCATCCATTGTGCCGATCAGAAACTCTACTCCGCCCAACTGCCAAACGACAACACCTTCGCGCCAATAGCCAACGCGACGGCAGCGAGTGCAACGGAGGCGGGAACCGGCTTTGTGTATAACGACCAGTTTTATTATTATGACACGGGCATTGCCTACCAATGGAAAGGCACCGGCATTGCAAACACGCCGGGACTTGCTGCCCCTGTTGCCGCAGCAATACCTGCCGAAGATGCCCTGGTTTCCAGTCGCATGCGCAAAGGGCGGCGGTGGTATATCCAGACTGCGTGGGATGCAACCCGAAACGTTGAAAGCCTCCCAAGCCCGGTGCCGGCGGCCGTAACGGAACTTGCCACATCGTTTGACCGAAAAGTAACTATTACCAATGCAGGGGCAGCAAAAAACCGCTATTACCGGACGCTGCGCACGGACGACAGCCGCAACATTTACAATTCCGAAAGCCTGTTTTATTTCGTCGGCGAGGACGACACTACCGGATATATTGACTTTCGCAATGACGAAGAAATCATGCACCAACGCCTTAATTGCCGTGGCGGACAGCCCAAAAAGTGCAAGTATGCTATGATGCACCGAGGCCGTGCCTTTTACGGTTTCTATACTACTGCACCGGGTGGCAAGACGGACATCGCCCTCGACCGCCTCATCGAGTGGAGCAGCGCGGGGAGACCCGAGGAAGTCGCGCGGGAATACAGCATCACTTACGGCGCGGAGATAATCGAGCAGATGCCCGAATTGGTGCCTGGTCTTTTCATGGAATCGCGGATATGGGTGCCGGAGAATGTCGGCGGCACATTGACGGGCCTCGCCTCGTGGGGACGCAACCTGTTCTGGTTCACGCAGCACGCGGCGGGTATCCTTGAAGGAGAAATCGAGCCGTTTAGACAGTTGGTGCTTTCGCACCAGGTCGGGGCATGCGCGCACCGGACGTTGCAGACCTGCGGCGATTGGGGATTTTTCGGCGCCTCGCAAAACGGCGTGTGGCGATGGCGCGGCGAGGGCTTCGAGGAACTCGGCCGTTTGGAAATCGACATCACCGACAGCGCGAAATGCACGGCACTTAACCCCGCGCAACTGTCCAACTCCTTTGGCCTGTGGGTGCCCGAGCTCCAGGAGTATTGGTGGATTGCGGCGGCGGCCGGAAGCACGGACCGCACCCGCGCGATAGTCTATCAGGTCGATCGCGGCATCTTCACCGGCCCTTATGACTTCGAGCTTGGCGTCGGGATTGAGTTCACCGGCGGGCTTACGGTTGTCCTCGACGATGTTGACCCCGTAACGATACTGTTCACCTCCGACGGCTATGTGGTGAAACTTGACGATACGGTAATGACGGATTACAACGCGACGGCGGCCAACGACTTCACGACAACGGCGCGCTACTGGTTCGGCGGCAACTCGCCCATGTCGGTCAAGAAAGACCACCTGTTCGAGATATGCTATAACTCGATAACCCCCGACAAGAAGGTGCGCCACGTGGCGCGGGCCGGGAAATTCGCCATTGCCGGGCATCTTCAGTACGACACGCATCACGAACTGCAAAGCACGGATGAGCAATATCCGATTGCAAGGGTGCCGCTTGTGGAAAGCGGCCGGTATGCAATGCTCGAAATACGCGAACCGGCGGGGTGCGATGCGCCGATAACGAGCATCACATGGAAACGAGAGGAAGTGCCGTGGGACGAGAAGGGCGTGAGGTAAAACGCGGATATTTTGCAACGCTGATAAGCGGCGGGCCGCGAGTCGGAACCGTCAGCCCCGTGTTTGACTACACGCCCGGCATAGCCCTTACGCGCGAGTCCTTTGACGAAGTGCCGCCGCGCAACGTGGCCAACAAGACTACCAGCAGCGTTATCACCGACATTACCGAATCTCCAGGCAAGAAGCCCACGGGAGAGTCGGGCAGTTATCAATTTTCCGACGACTCACCGGTTGAGGTCAAATGCACGGTAGCCGCAGCTCCCGGCGACGCTGTAACAATGTCAAGATACAACCACGTGCATCCGCATGGTAGTGCCGCAGCGGTTGCCAACACTTACGATATACGGGTTGAGGAAATCGGCGGCGGCGGAGCCAAGCTGCGGTTGACAACCGATTCCTGCGGCCATGTTGTCAATTTTGAAAAGAACCCGGCATAAGGTGACATGATGGTTCAGTGGACAAGAGACGAATTTATGGCCAAGTCGGTGCCCGAATTTACCTGTACCTGCAATGCCTGTCTCGAAAGATTCAGTTATTCGAACATCAACGGGCAAGTTCAATGCAAGTGCGGGTCACAGGATTGCACTGTGCCCTTTGAGTGGGAAACAGTTATCAACGGTTCAACGCGATTTCCGTTTGCCAGGCCGATACACAACCGGGCGACCAGTGCAGAACGCAAGGCCCAGGTTATTGCTCAACTTGCGCTGCCCGTAACGATGAAAAGCCTGGAAGTGTCGGCGGCGGCCATATCAATGTCTGAGTTTTTCGAGCGTTCATTCTGGATAGAAAACATCGCTCCCTGGTATCTGGCGAATGCCGATGCAATGTGGGAACTTCAGAAAGCCGTGCTGGCGCAGTATGGCTTGCAGGAGAATGAGAACCTGCCGCGCAAGGATGGTCTCACCGATACGGCATATACCGAGGCAATTATTGAGCTGGCGTATTTCGTGACAATCTCAAATTGCGTGGAACTCATTGAGGTTGCCCGGAAACTGGCATACCACGATTGGGAAGGGCACATTTCATCGCCGACAGTGGGGCAGTGGCTTAAGAGTTACGTTAGATACGTCACGCCGCGAGGTTGCGAACCAGACCCCGAAATTGTATTGGGCTATCCGGCGAAACGTCAAATCACGGCCGGTTCAGTCATTGAAACTTATAAATCCTTGCAGGGAATTTCAAGCAGAATTGAAGTGCTCGATGATGGCAAGACGGTAATGGCCTGGCCGAAGCGTGGCGGGAAACTTCTCGGCGATGGGCAGGATTGGCGGGGAATGAGCGACAGGTTCTCAGGAGGCTTGGCTTACGGCATTACCGAAGCGGTCCGGGCAAAGCGGCACCCTTTGGCGGCACCAGGGCAACGATGAAAGCAAAATGCGAATGCGGAAGTGTGGAAGAAAACCGGAGGCTTGCCTATATGGACACCGACGACGCGGAATGTTTCGGATGCCCGGTATGCGGCAAGATTGCCCTTAGAGGCAAGAAGCACAGGAGAACACTATGCCTATAACGCAAAAGCCGTTTCAAATCACGCCGATACCGACTATTCGCCTGGGCAATCGTCCCATAAAACAAGGGATGAGCATGGCGTATCAGACGTTGGCCGATGCGCAGGCCGCGCAGAAGGCGAGTTTGGCTGAACGGCAGGCGAAAGTCAACGCCGCTATGAGCCAGCAGCACCGGCTGCGTTACGGGGCGCAGGTGGGGCCGCAATACGGCTCGCGTCTCGGCTACGGCCAGCAGCAGCAGATGGCGGGCATGGGCTACGGCGGCCGGCAAATCTCCAGCGCGCGCGTGCTCTCGCCCGGCGTGTTCGTTAAGCCGCCGGAGCGATACGGCGGCACAATGTATTTCAAGCCGAAGGCCGGAATAAACAGCATCGGCGGCCGCTGGCGGCCACGCAAGCCGTTTGCAACGCAAGACATATACGGCAGTCGCTTGCCGACCTATCAGATGCCCGGGTATAACCGAAAGAGGTCTTGGTGATTCAGTTTTTTCAGGAGGATAAAATATGCCAGCCTTCAGGCGAACCGCGGATTTGAACCCATATCCGGCGGCGGATAAAAAGAAACGAAAGAACGACCTCGCGTGGTTGGGACAGGGGCCGTATGCCCGCGGAGCAGGGGCAGCCAACGTGCCGATAGAGGGCGATCCTAACTTTATGGGGCCGCTTCAGATTGTCAACCGGCCCGAAGATGCGCCGGGCTACGCGCGGAGGCAGGCGGAACTGGCGGCCATTGCCGGGAGCCGCGCCCAAAGCCAGGCGGCACACCAACAGACGATGGCCCGTATCGCCGCCAGCGGTGCCCGTTCAACCGCCGAACACGAACGCAAAATGCGCATCGGCGATTACCCGTTTATGACGCCCGAGGAGCAGCAGAACATCCTCGCAAATCAAAGCACGCGCCTCGAACAATGGCCCTTCTTGAGCGGCCAGGAACGAATCGACGCAACGCTTGCACAGCCGGATGAACCCAAAATTGAACCGGGGCGATGGTCGGATGTAAAGGATTTTGACCCTGCCATGCTGCAAAACGACTTCCAGCAGGAAGTTCAGCGGCAGGGCCTGAACACGACCGACCGCGAACTTGAGAGTTACCGCAAGTGGCGCAACATCGGTGGCTCTCATGTCGAGTGGTTCAACAAGTTTGTAGGCCGCAAGCATGCCGAGGGTCTCGCCAAAGCGCGAGTCGCAATTCTCGAAAACGCGGTCAAGGCGGCGGCGGCAGGCGAGAAGATAACCCCGGCAATGGAGAAATATATCCTGACCGGCGAATACGGCGGCGGCGAAGGCACGTTTGGAAAGCCCACCGGGAAACTGACAACGGCTGATGTAACGGAAACCGTGCTTGATGAGTATGGAAATGTGGTTCAACGAGGCCAGCCCGGTCCCGAGGATTGGCAGCAAAAAGACCTGCGGTATGACGTGAGGAAAGAAGTTGAGACAAGCAATTGGACGGGCAAGGACGGCGTAACGATTTTCGGCAGCGTGCCGGTTGACCCAAAAATAGCAGGCAGGTATTACGAGAAGGACGGCAAGGTCTATGAGTCGATTGACTGGGCCCTTGACAATGAAATCGGCCGCCTTGCCACGCAAGAGGAATTGGATGCGCGATACCAAGTAATGTTGGGAAGCCTTGAGCGACCCCAAGGCGGTGCGGGTATGCAAATGCCCGGCGCGCAGCAAGGCAACGTTGGCGAAACGCAAAATGCCGCACGCGCGAAAGCGATTTACCTGCTTCAGCAAAGGGCGCGAAAAGGCGACGCAAAGGCGCAGCAAGCCCTGAAGCAACGAGGAATGACCTGGTAAGAGAAAATGCCGACAACGGAAGAACTTATAGCGACATTGGGTTGGAACAAGGCGGAAGCCGAGCCGAGCACGGATGAGTTAATCCGGCAACTCGGAGGCGGTGCGCCTACGGACAATCTAAGCAAGGGAGAACCTATCTCCGACAGGAGCACCGATGAACTGATACGGCAACTCGGATGGGGCGCTGAGAGGCCGTCAGGGGGCCTTGGCGCACAAATAGGTCTTGGGATACCAAAAGAGGGGCAAACGGCGGCTGAGCGGCCACCCGTAAGCCCAACGGGCCTCCGGCAAGGTGCGCCTGGGGTGCAAGCAGCCGATTATGGCATTGCACCGGAAAAGTCCCTTGCCGACCTGATGATTGAGAACGCGCCGGAGCGAGCGAGAATACAGCAACTGGGCGTTGAAGCATTGGGCGGGGAATACAAACCGCTCGAACCGCTCACGGATGAAGAGCATATCGCCAGCGTTAAAAAACTCCTTCGATTCGAGGGATACGAGCAAGGCACGGGCGGTTTTCTCAGAACGCCGCGCGATGCAGACCCGAAGGGCTATCGTCGCCTCTACCCGCCCGAACTCGGCGACATCCAAGACACGATGAAGCGGTTTCCTGAGCAGTTTAGCCACGACGAGAAGGTGCGGGCCGAGCGATACCGCAGGCGAGAAGCCGGTTTGCTGAAAACAATGGGAGAGGAAGCCGTTTTTACTTTCGGGTCGATGGCAAGCCTCTTTGGTTTGGGCGAGCGGTTTATACCGGGTCTGAAAGAACACCTGGATTTGCGCAGCGAAGCCCAGTTAAGCCCCTGGGAACTGCGCGCCGCCGGACGGAGTATTCTTAAAGGCGGGGCGGAGATGGCGGCTGTTGGCTATCTTTTCAAGGGATTGCAATATGCCTCGCCCATTGCCAACAAGGTTATTCAGGCGACGCCGGGCCTTCGCAGGATTGGCCCCGCCGTTGGCAAGGCCATCGACTATGTAACGCTTGCTAAAAAAAGCCCCGTTGTTGCCAACGTCGTCAAGGGCGTGATGCGTGAAGCGTCGCGCGGGGTAGTTGTTGGGGCAGAGGTGGCTACGCTCAAGACTATCGGCTATGACCTTTCAACCGACGAGGCGTTGGAAACGTTCAAGAGTGATATGTTTTGGTTTGGAACCATTGGCGCGGTTTATGGGGCGGCGCGCGAGATTGACATACTGCGCTACAGCAACAAGGTGAGCAAGGCACTTCTGGCCGGTGCCGAAAAAAACCTTGCCTATAAGGGTGGGGAGGCTTTCCGCCAAAGATGGGCAAACCTTAAAATCCGTTTGCGCGAGGCGCACAACTTGCCGAAAGGTTCGTCTGAGCGCGTGAGACTTGCCAGAGAAGCACTGGCCGAATACAGGGCATCGTCGTCGAGTCCACGCGAGCAAGAACTTGCCAGCAATCTTTTGAAGGCCCACCAGAGCGGGAGTCAAGCAAAGATAGACGCTGCCGCGCGGGCAATGAATAAATATCAGTCGAGGTTGCAATCGTCCCTCTTGAGTCCGAAGGAACTTGTCGAAAGCAGAGCCGCGCTCAAGGCGCAGAAGCAGGAGATATACAGGCAGATACGCGCAGCGACAGACGAACTAAAGGGCAACCTACGCGAAGCCAAGAAGTTAGACCCAACGCGGAAACTTAACGCCGAACAGGAGGCTGCGCGGATATTCTTCGGCAAGAAAATCCCGGCCATTGTCGAGCACATTCAAAAGACCGGCGGCACAACTCCAACACAACGAGCAGTTGACGCCGCCGTTGCCGAAGCGGCGGTTAGGCCGAGTACGCAGCCGCCGACGCAACCTGCGCCAACCACGCCGACCGTTCCGGGTGCACCGGCGCGCGTCGGCCAGCCGCCACTTGTTGCCCCCTCCGTGCCGCCCGTTCCGGCTGAAGCCCCTGCCCCGCCGAAGCGCACACTTGCCGAGACATATCCGCCGCTCACGCCGCCGGAGGCCCAGATACCCCCAGAGGCCGCGCCGCGCCAGCAGGCTCCTGCGGCTCCAGAAGTGCCCCCGCCCCAAAAAAACATGACGCTTGCTGCGCGAGAAATACAACTCGAAGGAGACAGCGACAAGCCGTTATATTATCGTCCTGTTGTTGCTGGCAGAAAGATATACCTCTTTCGCGGCCTTCAGACTGGCGGCGGAACCGAAGAAGCCGCCTCGCCCCTGCGAGCCATTGTAAGGTGGTTCTCCCAATCTCCGCGCACAGCCGAGAATTATGCCAATCAGGAGGTTCGCGTTGATTACGAAAAAGAAGAAGTTGTTGCGCCAGAGACGGGCTATGCACCACGGGTTATTGAGGTTGAGCATACGCCGCGCAAAGTGCTGGACTTGACGACGCAGGCGTGGCCGGAATGGTTGCGCGAACCGATGAAGCAAGACGGCATAGAGCGTTTTTGGCAAAGGGCGCAATCGCCAAGAGAGGGCGTTGAGACCGTGCCGCTTGGCCCGCTTCACAAGGCCCAACATTTCTGGGAAGCCATTAAGAAACGCGGCTATGACACGATTGTTTTCCGCGATTATTCTACTGTGGGGATTGACAACAGCGTCGTGGTGTTGGGCAAGCCCAACGTTGTGGCACGTTACAATGTGAGCACAAACCTGCCAGAGTCTGCTCAAGGGCGTTCCGAGTGGGTTAAGCCCCCCGCCCCCGCGCCGAAGCCGCTCGCCGAGAAGCCTCCCGAAGTCCTCGCCGACTACCCCGAACTGGCGAAGGAAACGAAACCTGCGGGGTTAAGCCCCACAGGTTTGCCCGAACCTACGGGGTTGCCACCAGAGGCAGCCAAGCCCGCGCCGAAGGCCGCCGAGAAGCCAACGGCTACCTCGGCACAAGCAACCCCGACATTCGACAAGGTATCTCGGATTACAAGTGGAGACCTATATGTTCTCCGCATCCGCCGCCGACACCCAACATTGGGAACCTTTAGCGAAGAATATCAGGTTGTCGGTGCGGAGAAGGCGCGCAGCCAGCGGCTTTACCTGCAAGGTCGCTATAAACCGCGTTCAGGCGATGTCTTTCGGCTTGAAACTGGTAAGATGCCAGAATATCAGCCGAAAGTGAGCGGACCAGATTTGCTTGCAGAATTAAAGAAGAAAGAACACCGGTTTCTTGCTGCCACATTCGTCCCGCCAGCGGCCGAGAAGCCCGCCCCCGCGCCGAAGGCAGAAGCCCCCGCGCGGCCCAAGGATTTACTTGGCCAGGACATCGGCAAGGAGAAGCAAGCCGACCTTCTGGCCGGCAAGGCTGGCCGTGGCGTCGAGGCAATCTGGCAAACGATAAACGGCGTTGATTACATTCTGCCGAGCGAGAACTTTGCCACACGCGCCGATGGCACGGGCCTGCTTATTCCAAAGCACGATGTCGAAGCATTGAAGGCCGACGCGCTCGAAGCAAAGCCGCCTGCGGAAGTGAGCGAGGTTGCCGAGGAAGCCCTGCCCGAGCCGACCGGCGACTTCATGGAGGGGCTTGTCGAGCCGCCCGCGGTGAAGCCGAAACTCGGGGGGCTGGCGGGGGTGCGCATTGCCGCAAGAAGCGAAGTGGCGGTGTTGTCCCAACTTTCCGCAATGGGCAAAAACGCAACGCCAACTGAAAAGAGACTCGGCAGGCAAATCCGCGACGCCCGCCGGCTCGCCAACCGTATCAAGAAACAACTCCAGGACGACCCCACTATAAAACAGGCAATCGAAATGCGGGAAAGCACGACTCCGCTGTTGGACTATCTCGGCAAGACGCGAATAACTTACCGCCCGACGGTAAGGGACAAGACGATGTCCTGGAAGGTAAAGGTTGTTCCAAGCACGATGGGCGATGAGATTACGGAGATGATTGCGGGCAAGCCCCTTTCTGTGCGAAAACACTTCAAGCGAATCGGCGTGAGCAAACCGGGCCAGCCGGTCAAGCGCAACGACGTTGACGAGATACTTGACAATGCGCAGAGGGCCGGGATTGTGCCGGATGATATGACGGACAGCGAGTTTCTTGAGCAGATAATCGCCGAGGCACAGGGCGAGTTCGGCGGGGATATTGAAAGCCTTGTCGAGGCAGGGGTTGACCTGGAAAAGCAGATGTATGGTGACCAGGAAGGTGTTGGCGATGAACTCCTTGCCCTTGAGCGGCGATACAATCAGGCCCTTACCGTGATTGATGAAAACACCGCCAAACTTGCCGAGATATGGCAGGCGGAACCCGCCGAGGCCAAACTGCCGGAAAGCACGGTCGAGAAGGCGATGGCTGCGGAAAAGGCCAAAATCGAACAAGAGATGGAAAAGATGAAGGCGGGTTTGTCCAACCAGCAAAGCGTCAACTTTGAGAAGTATCGCGCATTGCTCAAGCAGGAAAGCGACCTTGCGGCAAAGCAAAGCGAGTTGGCACGGTTGCAGAAAAAGGCGCAGGAAAAGGTCGAACGCAAACGCGCGCGGCTTGCGAAAATTGAAGGCCAAAGACCGCCGGAAGGTGTGCGGGCCACCAAACAACAGATGGCAACAGCACACATCACCGCCAGTCGGCTTAATCTGATTTCGGCAAAGGGCAAGCCGACGCAGGGATACCGGCGCCTCGCCAAAGGCATGACGGGGCAGACCTCGATGAAGATGATGACAAAAGAGGATGCCGCCGAGTTTATCGAAGCGTTGGAAAAACTTCAGCGCGACGACAAGATGGGAATATCGCCCCCGCGAAAGCCCGGTGAGCCGCCGACGATTGCAATGGGCAGCGAGATAATACCCGCCGACTTCCTTAACGAATACAGATATGCCCTCGGCGTGCGACATCCCGACATTGCCAAGTGGCTAATGTTGCCGGTGATGCGCAGCATTATGCCCAAGGGCCTGGGCCTGCGTCTCATCGGCATGGAAAAGTATATGGCGGGTCTCAAGACGGGCAAGGAATTGTCGATGATTGAAGCCCCGCAGTTGCGCGGCTTCGTTCGGCGGCTGATAAAGGCGGTGAACAAGGCGGGGCAAACCTCGCTTAAAGAACGGGTCTTGGCGCGGGTTCTCAATCGCCCGACAAAAGCCGTGGCTGCCATGCGCGACCTGCTCGATGCCTACAAAAATCCGCCCGACTTCCTCAGTGATGAGGACAAGCGGCTGTTCGGCGAGTTTCGGGCAATGACGGAAAGCCTTCTGGCCCGCGAAAACGCGGGACGCAAGGCGGCGGGGCTTCCGCCGATTCCGCACGTTGAATCTTACATAACCCACCTTGTTGACGTATCGGCCAAGCAAACGGTGGAGGACCGGCACCCGTTTCCCGAAGAATTGAGTTACATTCTTAGCGAGCAGACGTTGAAAAGCCTGTCGAAAAAGCCCTTCAATCCAACGGCGCTGGAACGCACAATCAAGGAGGAGATAACCGAGGTTTTCAGCCGCGATCTTGCGGCGGCAATGAATATGCTGATACACGCGGCAATGAAGGACATCCACATCACCCCGCAGATTGCGAGGTTCCGGGGATTCAAGAAACTCCTGGAGCCGCTGCTGCCGGAGCAGCATCGCAAAATGGTCGAGGCATTCGTCAAATATGACATTCTTGGCAGGCCACTTGAATTCGACAAGGCCATAAACACGGTGCTTGGCCCGGGGCGTGATTTCATTAACGACATACTGAAGCCGCTCCGTCGGCGCGTGGGGCAACCGGCGGCGGCCCTTACCCAACCGCTGCGAAAGGGTGCGATTCTCGGCGGCCTGGCGTTGCGGCCAAAGCCGGTTGAGCGCAACTGGCTCCAGCGATTTCTTGTGCTCAACATCACCGGTCCCGGCGCGTTTATCAAGGCGTTTGTCAAGCCGCTGCCCCCGGGCGTGAAGGAGCAGTTAAAGACCACGATTTTCTATAAACTCTCGACGCGAATGGCGGAGGACATTGCCGAGGCCAGCGGGGTTGTGGGTAAAATCTCGCGCTTGCCGATGAAGCCTTACCAGTTGTCTCACGCGGGTGCGGGGCGGTTTCTGTCGAACGTGGATTTCTCGCTTGCCGCCGGTTACTGGAGGGCGGTTGCGAGAATGGAGTGGTGCCAAAGCGCAAAGGGGCAGGCTGCCATCAAAGCGGCGGCCGAGAAACTACATGCGAAAAATCCCAAGCTTTCCGTCGAGTGGCTCACGAAGCGCATGACCACGACGGAGGCCGACCTGATAGACGAGGCGGTGAATGTGGCGCGTGCGACACAGTGGGGCTATTACCTTACCGAAATGCCCTATGTTTTTCGCGGGCAATCGCGCAGGGCCCTTCTCGTATTCCAGAGTTGGTGGATGAACTACCTCGGCAATCACGTGCCGGAGGCGATGATACGCGCCTTCGCGGGCAAGACCAGCACGGGGAAACTAATCCCCTGGCACCATCGGTTTGATTTTCTAAAAGGCACGTTGATAATTGTGGCATTGACGGAAAGTCTGCGGCGCGCCTTTGGATGGGATTACGGGCGGTTTTACAATCCATGGGGCGCGTTGAAGTCCAGTTTCGGAATATCGCCTGCCGGGCAGTTTCTGCTTGGCATGTGGTTTTACCTTTTTGGCCGTTCGAACTATGATAAGGGACACGGGGAATGGCTGATGAAGCGCAGTTTCAGCATCCAGTTCCCGTATGGCCTGGCGATAAAGGAATGGCACGCCTATATGAAGGGCGAGACAACGCTGGAGGAACTTCTGTTTTATATGGATGAGGACTACTGGAAAGAGAAAAAAGCAAGAGAAGCGCCCGCGCCCAAACCCGCGCCAAGCCGTCGGCGGCGAGTGCGTAGCCGATAAGGAACGTCAAACCATTTTAAGGAGAATAGGTGATGAGAGTTTTACAGGTAGCGGAATCGGACGTCAATCTGGTTTTTCTTGCCCCGATTGCAATTAACTTTGCCGCAGGTGCAAGGACGGCGATTCATGCGCTGGTCGCGGGCATGTTCTTGCGCCTTCACGGCATTGTAGTCATAGCGAACGCGGCGGGGACGATCGTATTTGAGAGCGACGCGGTTGCCATATCGGGCGTTATCCCGATTGCGGCAAACGGGGGGTTTGTTATCCCGTTTAATCCAGACCCGCGCGGATGCCTTGTAACTGCGGCGGCAGGCGAGGCGTTGAATATCACGACGGTTACCTGCACGCTGGACGGCTACGCGATTGTGTCGCAGGCCACAATTTAAGGGGAATATCGAATGGCACAACTCATAACGGACAAGCAGACTCCGGCGACTCCGGCAAGCCCTGAATACATGTGCGCAATCGTGCCGGTTGGCCAGACCGTCGAGGTCGCGATTATCGTTGGCGGCAAAGAGGTCGGGCGGCTCGGGCCGTGGACGGGCAAGGTGAAGATTGGCAGGAATGCCGTTGCGCAGGTGCGATTGCGCGTAGTCGAGGACTCGGAAACGAGCGACTTCACGGTTGCGGCAGTTGCAATATCCTAAAGGAGTATAAATCATGGCAGATAAATATGCCTTGACGGGCTTGTGGTCTGATGTTGCCGGTCTTGCATGGTCGCTCTCCAATGGCGGAGCCCCCGGTGCGGCTAAACCAGCGGGCGGCGAGAAAGTGTATTTCACATCTAACAGCGGCGACATGGTGTTGGATGAGGACAGCAACGCCCTTGCCTCTCTTAATATGACAGGATACGCCGACACGCTTACGGATGACGGCCATGCGTGGGTAATTGACGTGGACGGCCTGGCGGTTCTCAACGGCACAATCAACCTCGCTACGCCCGGTAGCGGCATCAATGTGGCGGGAGACATTCAAGTTCGTCCTGTTACATCCTTCTTGGCGGGCCTTTTGACAGGAGATTCTGCGGCGGGGGCCCAAACAATAAGAACGTATGACAATCAGATTCCCGCGTTCACCCTGAACAATGGAGCGGCAACCGGTTTTAACGAGATTGGTAATGTAACTGTGGCAGGCAACATCCAGATTCTAACGAGCAAATTCACATCCGGGAAAAAATGGACGCAGACCGGCAGCGGGACTTTGGCAAACGGGGCCGCGGGAGGGGCAGCATTTGCTAATTTGCAAGTGGCAGCGGCGGGATTTACCTGCACGTTTACTGGACATGTCTATACAAAGAAGTTCAGCCACGGCGCAGGAACGGTGGATGGCGGCGGTATTGTCGGCGGTCTTTGGTTGCGAATACGTCCAGTGGCGAATGACTTCTTCGAGACGTTAGCCACGCCGGCGGGTTTTGCGTTACTTAGTGTGATGATTGAACCGCAAACAGGAGTAGGCAATCTTACAAATAACAAACCGGTTAATTTGTTGACAACGGGCCTTCTGATTACAGCGTTCGATAACAACCAGACAGTTACGCAGAGTCGGGCACTCACTTGTGCGAGTTTGTTGGTGCGGGCTGCGGCACCGGGGAAAACGGGGATATTTATTATGGGCGGCGGCGCTCCGCTTACAACGCCACAGGTCTTTTTTGGATACGCGGCGGCGGCGACATTTCTTGGCAAAATATCTCTCGGCGCAGGCATTCATCGTTTGGGGCCGGTGGCAAAGGCATTAGCCACGGCCGACCCCGGGCATGCGCTTGATTTTGATTCCTGCTACATCGAGGCGACTGGCCTGATAGACCTGACCGACATCACGCCGACCAACGTGGCTGCGCATATCGAATGCGGAGCGGCCGGCAGCGTTGACAACATGCCTGCGGCGGGCCTTACGGAAAAGGTTCATGCTTACGGAGTGAGTCCTGATGGCGGGAGCAACAGCGCGGCGAACATTGACTTCAACGCACACGCGCCGCCGGGGTCGCTTGTGCTCGCTGGCGCGGGAATATAACAACAGAGGGAGATTTTGCCAATGAACATCGAAAACGTGGTCTCCGCATTTATCGTGCTTTGTTTCGGGAGCTTCCTTGCCGGACTCGGCTATTGCGTCAAGAAAATACTCTCGCATGATGCCTCGCTTGAGGCCGTGCACGCCGACATTGAGAACATGAAAATCCAGGCGACGCAGCGGGAGCGCATGGCGGAGGAGAACAACCGCACGCTGCGGCTGGTTCACAGAATGGTCGTAAAAATCGCGGCAAAAAATGGCATAGAAATCGAGGAAGGAGGAAACTGATTATGAGAAAAGTAGCGATGTTGTTTCTGGTGGGGATTGTGTTTGTGGGCGGCTGCCAAAGTGCGTTTAAGGAAAATCGCATAGCGGCAAACCTGCGGCTGGCTACCGAAGTGCGCCTTTGCGCGACGGAGGCACGCGCGCCTACCGCCGAGGTTGTTGCGCTTGCCGACACCGTAACGCTTCAGGAAAGCATTGCGGCAAAACAGGACGCTCTGCTTGAAGACGCGCTGGTCAAGGCCAACGCGCCGATTGCGGACATCCTTGCGGACGCGCAGGCGGAGATGGAAAAAAATCAAACTTTCAACGACATTGTGGCCAAGTTGCCGCCGGGCATCATCCCGATGGCGTTCGACGTGCTCAAAGTGGTAATCGGGATTGCGTTGATGGGACTCTAATGACAGACCGCAGGGCATTTTGGGTTTGCGCATCACTGACTGCGCTTCTTGCGGCGCAGGTGGCGGCAAGCCTTGTAATTCTTTTGCTTGCCGGTTGCGCGACCGACCCGGCCCTTGTCGAGCGAATAGGGAAAATCGAGGCGGCGCTGGCCGACGTCAAACTCTCGGCCGAGACCGTCGAGGGCGACATGGCTGCGGTGAAGGTCGGCGGCTCCGGCTTCTATCTTGCCGTTGGGCTTGCCCTCGTTCTCGCCGCCGGTCTGGGCCTCGTATATCTTCGCCTGAAGTTCTACCGTGGCACGACGCTTGCCACGACCTCGGCGATAAAGCAATGGGGCACGACCGGAATAGCCAAATCGGTGCGGAACAACGCGCTTGCTCTCGGCGTTCAGAAGGGCCTGTCGAAGTTCCTGACCAAGCGGGACTTGAGGGTGTAAGCCGATTTTTCGCTTGACTTCTGCTCCAGCGGTGTCTATAATTAGGATGGAAAGCGCAACTCGGTCGGCATCAAGGCATGAACCGATACCGCGAAACTCATGCAGTGTGAGGTGCAGGTGGAAAAGGACATGACAAGGACGACGCCGACCGGCTTGCATAAGGTGACCGGCGCGTGTCTGGGCGAAACGCACTAAAAGCCCCGCCAGCAATAGACCACGAACTACTAACAAGCGCTCACTGAGAACACACGGCGGACAGCGCACTTATTAAAAGACATATATGTGCGTATAAACTTGTTTTGCCTTCATTCGGCACCATCACACGGTGTTTTTTGCGGTGTGACTTAGGGTCGGTTCCGAGATGCCCGGGACCGGCCCGCTTTTTGACTCCCGCCGTTAGAACATCTGCCGAACAAGCGCCTAATGGACACTTGGTTTTTGGGACGCATCCGCGACCGTTTCCAACTCTCGGCCATTCGGCCATATACATCATACAGACGATTTTCATCCCGCCATACCACATATTGATAATTCTGCGATTTCGGGATTTTTGAGTGGACTTTTGCCGCCGAATCGCTGATAATTCATATGGAGGGTCGGAACATGGTTCAAGCAGGAAATCCAGAATACAAAAACTGGCCGGGCGTTGCGGCGATTCACGTCAATGCGTGTTTCGGTCCTCCGACATACCGCGCGCCCGGCTTGAAATTGCTGAAATCTCTTGTCGTTGCAAGTATCGTGTTTGGCGTATGGGGATGCGGGTTCGCCGGTTATGTGTCTCTCCGCGAATCCGCGATAGAAGGGCCTGGGATAATCCGTGTGGATAACGCCGGACCCAGGCCCACAGCGATTCAATCGGGCCTCGGCGCCTTTGACCGTGCGAAGGAGCCTCACGCGAGCCGAGGGAACTGTGGCCGAGGCCCGTTGATTCAGAAGGGGGAAGTAAAATGGCAGGCACGAAAATCAAATGCGCGTCCGCCGATTGCAGCCTCAACGCCGGGGGCTTCTGCGTGTATGACACCGCCATCATCGGCCGCGGCGGACGTTGTGCGCGCCATCTGCGGACAACGGAGATTAGCATATATCTCCCTCACAGAGATTACCATCGCTGTCATTCAGGTGGAAAGCGGCGGGAACCCGGGCGCGAAATCCAAAAAAGGCGCGCGAGGTCTCATGCAAATAATGCCTCGAACCTGGGCTGATTTGACGGATGAGCCGTTTTCCCGTGCCGATGAGCCGGAGTTGAACATCGAGATTGGGACAATGTATCTGGTCTGGATCGAAAAGACTCTCGCCGGATGGATGGGCAGGCCGCCGAGTATCGAGCAAATCCTTGCCGCTTACAACGGCGGAATAGGGCGATTGCGAAACGGCGGATACGCAATCGAGCGTATGCCGCGCGAGTCGAGAGAGTATGTGCTCGATGTGATGGGGGCGAGGAACTTTGGGGAGGACAAAAAATGTCAGTAAAGTATGAGAGTTACGTTCAAGGAATCCGCGAAACGGCCCAGGAAATTGGGGACACTGTTCCGCTCGCCTGTAAATTGGTGCCCCAGGTGGCCGAGCAGTTTCTTGACACCCAAGAATATATGCGCGGCCAAGTGTGCGCAATTATTGAACATTTGCGAAATGTTAAAATAGCGAAGGCCGAGGATTGCGCCTAACGCACGCGGGGCGCGGCCCTGGTGCGATTGGGCAAGGAAAAAGGGGAATGATGATGGAGCGTTCATGCAACGATTGTGAGCATTGGGACGGGACCGAGACGGCGGGGGCAGGTAATTGCCACAGGTATCCGCCCACACCATTTGATGAGGGATTCTTTAATCCGATATTTCAGCGGCACCAAATTTCTTGGGAATTTCCAAACACGCGCCCAAACGACTGGTGCTCTGACTGGAAAAAAATGAGAAATAACCAGAAATGTAATGTGGCCGAATGTGCGTTGGCGTCGGCAGGTTATTGCCTCGTCCACGGCGAACCGAATGAGGTTGTGCCGGATGACAAGGGCAAGTGTCCGGCGTACGAGCCGATGCCCGACCTATCGGGCTTGCCTAACGCGGAAACGGAAGGGCGCGAGTGATGGCAAAGAATGTCAGGGAAATTGTGGTGGGGTGGCTGATGGAACATAAGTATGACGGGTTGTTCGCGGGCAACGAGGACTGTGCTTGCGAGATTTCTGACCTGATGCCCTGTGATGGGGATATGTATTGGGTTTGTGGTTGTGAGCCAGGGTACAAGTTGCCCTGTGATGGCGAGTGCGACCAGGCTGGCTATGAGCATTTTCACATCGGGGCAAAAGACGCAAGGGCGGAAAGGAGCGAGAGTGATGGGCTATAACATGGATGGAAATACGTTCAGGTTGCCGTTGGTTGTCAAGGACCGGCAGGAGGTTCTTGATTTGATAAGCGACCTGAGAAACGCGCTCAAGCGGTCTGAGCGTAGCGGCGGGGCCTATGGCGTGTATCGCAAGAATGAGGAAGGGATGGTCGTCTTTGCGGTCGAGATTCACGTGCCGCCGCGGCAATCAAGGAAAGGAGCAACGGAGAAATGGCTGAGGCATATTCAATCCGATTTGTAACCCCGGCCCGGCTGGTCGGACGGGCTGACCAGGGCGTTGAGGTTGAGGGGACGCTTAAACTATCCGAGCATGTCCAGGTCTTTTTCTCTCATTGCTGGACAGCGGAAAAAACCCGCGATGTAGCAAGGGCGGTGTTTAAGGCCGTTATTCTCGATGCGCTGAAGGAAGCGGATGTGGCGCTGTGGAGCGATTTTGTAAGCATTGACAACTTTGACGAGGATGGCGTGGACTTCAGCGTGCGGCTGGAGCCGGAGGAATTAGTCGGTGCAGAATAAACAGGAGGCGGAAATGAACAGGGAAATCGGTATCAACGCGGCGGAGCGTTATCTGCAAGAAGTCGAGCAGGAGCGCAAGGCGCACAGCGAGTGGTGGTGGTGCAGATTTTTGCCGGTTGCGTATTTTGTGGCGACCGCCGTTGCGATTGCCATCTTGTGTATGCTGTGGAAGTTGGATTGAAAATAGGCTTTAACGAAAGGAGCGAGTTATGAACAATGAACGAGAAAATGGCGGGACTGCGGAAATCGTCCCCGTAGAGCGTCCCGAAATGGAAATGAGCGGGTTGGTTGTGCACGACGACCCCCATGCAGAAATCGTGCGTATGGAGGCGGCGGCGGACCTCGCCCCGAGATACGCGGCGGCCATACGCACATTGCTGTTGGCGCATACCTTTGCCGACGACTGGAGCGTGTGGGACGACAAGATTTGTCTCTCCAGCGCGGGGGCCGAGCGGGTCGGCCGGCAATTCGGCTACCAGGTGTTCAATGTGGCGAGCCGCAAAGAGTCCTTCACAGACGACCTCGGCAAAGGCTATCGCTACATCTACGAGGGGCAGGCCGCTCTCGGCGGACGTATCGTATGGGCGCGGGGTTCGTTTTCGACGCGGGACAAACTCCTCGGTTACAAGGGCGGGGCATACCGGCCTCTTGAGGACATCAACGAGCAGCACATCGCGTCGGCGGCGTTGCACATCTTTCGCGGCAATGCGCTGAAGGCGCTTCTTGGTTTGCGCGGCCTGCCGCTGGCGGATTGGAAAGAAATGAAGCAACGTGCAGGCATCAAGGGCGAGCCGAAAGCCGTGCCTGTTGGCAAGGGCGCGCAGGGCGGCACGGCGAAAGCCGACACGGAGAAGCAGCAGAAACTTGCCGCCATCTGCTATCTGTTCGTGGATGCCGGTCTGACCATCAACTACGATGAGGCCACAAAGGACTGCGAGACGATTCCCGCATTTGACGATGACTCGCCGCGAGAAAAGCAGGCGGCGGCGGTATGTGTTGCCCTTTCAAGTTTTGTGAACGACAAGGGCAATCTTATCAAGGGCAAGGCGTGGGCGGACCTTCGCGGCAAGTGGCTGAACTCGACTCTTGGCCGCGCGCGCCTGCTGGCCGACAAGGACCTGCCCGCGGAGCCGGCGGAGCAGGAGGAACATTTGTTGGGCGAGTAGTTATCCCAAATCCCCTTGCGGGTCAGGCGGGGGGATGGCATCCTGCGCCGCGGGTGCGTGACCTGCGGCGCGGGTGCCGAATAGCAGAGAAAGGAGCGTGTAAGATGTTGTTTCCCGATATTCAAGAGGCCCTCGACGTCTACCTCGAAAAGCAGAAAGACGTGTATCCCTGCCGCGTGAATCGGATTAGTCAGATAGGCCACGAATGCGAGCGGTTCCTCTACTACTCTCGCCACAACTGGAAGGACCAGGTGCCGCCGAATAACCGATTGCAGGGGGCATTCAGTACAGGTAACATTCTGGAGCCGGTAATCGAGCGGATTATCTCGGAGGTTGGGGCCTCCGCCGTTCCCGCGTTTCGCATCGTCGGTGCGCAGACTCCGACCGATGACAGGCTGTTAAACAACTTTCAGATTTCAGGCAGCATCGACGGCTTTCTACAGGTCAAGGGCCACCAAGACTGGTTCACCGCCGGCGTTGTTGACATCAAGACAAGCAGTCCAAACGTCTTTGCAACGCTTGACGGCGTGGAAAGCCTGTCGCGCTACGCCTGGACGAAGCGATACATCGCGCAGTTAACGCTCTACGCACTGGCGCACAATCAGGAACACTGCGTCTTGCTCTTTGTAAACAAGAGCAATCTGTATGACATGAAACTCATCGGCTGGCAGTTGGACATGGGCTTTGCCGAAAGTCTGTTGCAGAAGGCGAAGCGGGTCAACGAGGCCCTGGAGAAAGACGAGCCGCCGGAGAAAGTCAACGACCCGAACATCTGCAAGGGCTGTCAATTCGAGCACATCTGCATCCCCGAGTTCACCGTTGGCGACGGCGTGGCTATCTCGACCGACGAGGATCTTGAGGCGTTGTTGATTCGGCGGGAAGAACTCAGCGAGACGAGCAAGGAAGCCCGGGCCGTTGACCGACAAATCGACAAAAAACTTGAGGCATACGGACACAAGCAACTGGTCGCGGGGGATTTTATTATTTTGTGGAAATCGGGGGTGCGGCACATCAAAGCAGCGGACGCGCACAAAGTGGAGACTTGGTCAAAGAAAATTATCAAGACCCTGCCCGACCCAGTGAACTTGATTGCCTTGTGCCGCTCGTGTAATGCCCGGGTAAACACAAACAGAGCACATTGGACACGATATTTTTCAGCTAAGGAGTGAGCGGGGATGCCATTCAAAAGATATACGTTAG